ATGCCGATAGGGAACATGATCGCCCCAGCTATCAGGAAGCCCCATAGACCCTGTGCAAAGCAAGTGAATATATGGGTGAACCAAGCCAGTAGGCAGGCTATGCCGATGATGTAACCCATTACGTCTCCCTCTGTTCGCCAAGCATCGATTCAATCGATTCAACGCTCAGGCCGGTTGTTTTATGAATGCGGAGGATAATCTCCGCCCCTACCTTTGACTTGCCATTACGCATCCTGCTGACTGACGGAGGTGTAATGTCAAGGGCATTGGCAAGGGCGGCATCATTCCTCAGCCCACACTCCTTAATCAGAAAATCAAAGAGTTCATGCGGAGTGATGTTTTTTGGCATAGTTAGAAGGGAATATCGTCATCCATATCGGAATCAGGATGGCTGGCTCTCTGCGCTTGCGGCGCGTCACTTAATACCTGCCACTCTGGGCTTTGTTTGATCTTGCCTTGGTGGTACTGGCTGACCGAGTTGAATACCTCCATGTCAGGAACATCGTCCTCCATCGAGAAGTAACCCAGCGGGTTAAATCCGTCAGGCAGGCCAGCCTCCTTGATCATGCGGGGGACTTGCAACAGGCCGCTGATGTTGTGGTAGACCTTGGCTGTCTTTTTGCTGGTTGATGCGGTGACGTTGATCATTGCCCAGACCCCAAGGATCTTCTTAATGTCAAAGCCGCCGTTACGCTCTGCCTCGCTGAAGGTCGTGCCACGCCAGCCCTCAAGGTGCTTACTGAGGGTGGACTTCTCATTTAGGGTCAGGTTGTAGTCCTGAGAGATGCTCATAGGCTCGCCACGGGACGTTACCAGTGGCTGACCGTCGGAACTATCCCCGTGGACTTCAAAGCTCACCATGATCGTTCTCTGGTGCTTTATGCCGAAATCTGTCTGCTTTGGTTGCGTACCCAAATCAACAATCCGATAGCACCGAGCCAAATGCATTCCGACTGGTACTGGAACAAAATCGCTGTCGCCACCTGAAGATACTGATTTAGCAATAAGACTCATAATATTCTCCTTTTAATTTTTGGGCTGGAAGACCGCATTCATAACGGATGACTGCCCAGTCATCGTCCGTCGCGGAATGGTTTATGGCGCGGCGCAAGGCTTCCTCAAGAAGCTCCTGCCGCTCTAATTGCATTTGGTTGTATTCGCTGTCTGTCATGGCGAGGTAAGAAAAATTACCATTAAAATAAAAAAAATAACGGAAGCAAAAGCGCCAATTAAGGCCAACTTTTCCACCCTAAAATGCGAGCCATCGGTGATATAGGCCATCTGAATCATGTCCTGATCGTAGATATCAATCATGTCAAGATGGTAATCACGGTTCTTTGGTGGTTTGTAGTGCTTGCCAATTTCAATACCTGAAGCCGTTCTGTATGGCGTTGTAATCATTGTTTCATCAGTCATAATGTAACCTCTCATTAAGTATTACGAATGTACAACATCTAATCGTAAATTACAACACTTGCGTAAAAAAAGTTTTTGTGATTTAATTTGCGCTTACAAGGAGCAAATATGAAATTGCAAGAGTTTTTTGAAGGCAAGCCACATGGCACTAAGGCTCAGATGGCGGCTGCGCTAGGCATTACCCGTACTTGGATGTCGTTAATCATAGCCGACAGGAAGCTGCCCTCTGTAGAGCTTGCCATAGCTATTGAAAAGTACACCAAAGGCAAGGTCAAGCGAAAGGTATTGCGTCCGGATATTTTTGTTGTATGATGTTTCTAAAGCGCTTGGCGGCGCAAATTAGGCAAGCCTGAGTCTGGATTCTGCTAGTGCCTACTAGTCCGCCAACACCTATATGGTGAGAATCCAGTCTCAGGCTTTTTTTTAGGAAAAAGCAATGAATCTCAAAGGCACAAAATCTGCTCACGTTGATTTCACCAGCGAAGGCAAAATCGTTATCGAGCAATGGTCAGATGATCTTGAGCAGCCAGTCACTATCTACCTAAGCTATGACCAGTTGGCGGCAATTGAGGGCTGGGCATTCAAGATGAAGGATGATATCGAGTTGGCATGGAACGACGGGGTTGAAAATGAACCTCAAGCCTAAGAACTGGGATAAGTTCCAGCACTACAAGGATCGGTGTCCACCGTGGATCAAGCTGCATCGTGATCTGCTGAATGACCGTGAATTCATGCGCTTGCCACTTGCTAGCAAGGCGCTTGCCCCTCTACTTTGGTTGCTAGCATCTGAGTCAAAAGACGGTTGCTTTCAAGCAGATAGCGAAGAGTTAGAGTTCCGCTTGCGTATTGCTAGCAAGGACATAGATGCAGGTCTTAAGCCCTTGATTGATAAGGGATTCTTTGTAATTGCTAGCGGAGTGCTAGCAGATAGCTTGCAGGTTGCTATCCCAGAGACAGAGAGAGAGACAGAGGGAGAGACAGAGGAGAGGCAAAAGAAGCAGTCTCGCGGAACTCGACTGCCTGCTGACTGGGTTCCTTCTGAAGACCAAATCGCCTTTTGCAAAAAGGATCGGCCTGATCTACACCCGGCTTTTGTTGCTGACCGCTTTAGAGACTTCTGGATAGCCCAGCCCGGCGCGAAGGGTGTCAAGCTTAGTTGGGACGCGACATGGCGCAACTGGGTGCGGAATGAAAAGGTTTCCAATGTGGTCAAGGCAGTGCCTAGTGGCTCCCCAGACTGGCTGCAAGCGAGGAAGGCATGAAAGGCCACGACGCATTGGTTGCCTTGCGTAAGCAGGGTTTAAAGCCCGCAGGGGTCTGGATCTGCCACGCGAAGGACAACAGCCGGGGTTGGGCAAACTGGCAGAAGTTCGGCGGGCATGAGCGGTATCCTGAAGTCGAGATCCTGCCGACCGAAATTCCTGCGCTCCTTGATTTACGGTTCGCAATGGGGCTAGTGGTTCATGTTTCAGGAATGAATTTGTATGCGAAGGCAAAGCCACTGCATCAGGCGTTTGTGGAAGCGAAAGCAAAACGAGTGATCACCGTATGCGGTGGTCTGATAATCGACAGCGAATCTGGAGAATGGAGCGACTATGTACCTGCTTAACGAAGATATTGATTTCTCGCAATACATGGAGGAGACCGACCACAAGCAGAAGATCAAGCCTGCCCAATTGTGGGTGACAGAGCTTGAGGAGGAGTTGATTAACCCTCCGGTGGATCGCAGTGTCCCCATGCCGTGGTTGGAGACGCAAGGCACGTTTGCATTCCGTCCCGGTGAGGTGACCGTCTGGGCGGGAGCCAATGGTGGCGGCAAGAGCCTGATGACGGGTCAGGTTGCTATGGGTCTGGTCAAGCAGGATCAGCGCGTCCTGATCGCCAGCTTTGAGATGAAGCCCAAGGTATCGATCAAGCGGATGCTGCGCCAGTTCGCAGGCAAGTCGCTGGAGTCGGTCAATTACCACATTGCCCCGGACGCTCAAAAGCGTGAGGCTTACGGGCGGTTCAAGTTATTTGCCGGTGACAAGCTTTGGTTCTATGATCAGCAGGGTACGGTCAATGCCAAGCAGATGGCTGCTGTTTGCCGGTATGCGGCGGTCGAGATGAACATGAATCATATTTTTATTGATTCGCTTATGAAATGCGTTTCCGGGGAGGATGACTACAATGCACAGAAGGCGTTCATCGATGAGCTTACTGCTATTGCCCGTGATCATGATATTCATATCCATCTCGTTCATCATATTCGCAAACTACAAAGTGATGAGGCTCGTCCATCGAAGTTTGACCTCCGTGGTTCATCGTCTATCACAGATCAAGTGGACAATGTTTTGATCCTCTGGCGCAACAAGGCAAAGGAACACGCCATCCAGCAGAATAAGGAAGTGGATATGTCGTTGCCTGACGCTATGCTCTTGTGCGAGAAGCAGCGTAATGGTGACGCTGAGGAGTGGTATTCGTTCTGGTATCACGGTGACAGTCAGCAATTTTTAGATAGGCAGGGCGCAATGCCGATGGACTTCGATGCAAAGGGAGATTTTTAATGAGGGGCAAGGTGATGATGAGTTTCGGCATCGTTGCCTTGTCCGACAGGTTTTGCGCTGGCGTGTTACTGACCGCGATCTTGCTCACCAATTTCTCAACGGGTGGACGAAGGATGGCAAATGGGTTCCCGGCTGGAATGAGCGCCATCCGCAATCGATACTTGAACGTGATGTTCGCGCCCAGTGGAAGCTTGGCAACCGGGGTGAGAACGGGGACTGGAAATGATCATTGAGTTGCCGTTCCCGCCAAGCGTCAATACCTACTGGCGAATGTTCCAGAACAGGATGATCATCAGCAAGGCTGGGCGTGAGTATCGCAAGGCGGTGCAGGACTGCATCATGTTGCAGAAGGCAAACAAACATATTGGCGGAAACATTGCCGTAGTGATCGAGGCGTTTAGACCAGACAACAGGATTCGCGATCTCGACAACTTACTCAAGGCTTCATTGGATGGGCTAGTTCACTCTGGCGTGTTCATTGATGATTCTCAGATACAAGACTTGAGAATATTTTGGGCGAAGGATAAGGGTGGCAAATTATTGGTCAACGTGGAGAGGATATGAAAGAGCAGGACGCAGCAATTTATTCGGCGTGGCAACACGGTCGTTCTATAGGAGATCTAGCAAAGGCGTATAAGCTAGACAAGTCGCAAGTGAAGAAGGTGATCAATCGTGTCGGAAAAGAATCAAAGTGCGGCAGTGCCGAGGTGGTGTACGAACTGCCAGCAGAAGAAGCCAGTAGCGGGTGGTGAATATATAAAATTTGCAAATGGTCTGAGACAGCGTTGGAAGTGCGAGCAATGCTTACAAAGGAGAAAGCAAAATGGAAGAAATTGAGATAGCGATTATGGTGATCATTGCGGTACTTGCGGTCATCTGTATGTTCGCTGTGTTGGGTATTGCGGTTGCATTCTTTCGGTTATTGGGGTGATCTATGAACGAAGACACCGTTGATCTACCAAGAGACATCGATCCCCATAAGGCTGTTGACCGCATCATTATCAACAGCAAGAAGTACGCGAAAGCCAAGGCCGAGCGGATCTACATGGAAGAGTACCGCAAGAGCTTGAAGGCCATCATTATGAAGCGGTCGCTTGAGTCCAGCGTCAACGCTCAAGAGCGAGAAGCCTACAGCGACCCAGAGTACACCGATTGGTTAAAAGCTCTCAGAACTGCGATTGAGGTCGAAGAGCAGCTACGCTGGGAGATGGTGGCTGCTCAGGCTCGCGTCGAGGTCTGGCGGTCGCAGGAGGCCAGCAATCGGGTTGAGGGTAGGGTTACGCTATGAGCAATAATATTCTCGACACTGAAGACAAGTTAGCTTGGTGTGAAAAATTTGGAACTGATACAGAGTTCTTGTTTGCGGTAAACCAAATGCATGAGGCTGGTCTTCCGACTTATGTGAACCCAGCAAAAAAAAATGACAAGTACACACATGACTTGTTTACAATATTCCCTTCTGACCTAAAGTCTGTGAAGACTCCATTGTTTAAGGCTCAGGAGCTTTTTGGGATCGATCCTCAATACGCTGTAACTTTCAACGTAAAGGACGGTACAAGATATTCAAAGCTTTATCCAAACATTGTCGTTATCTTTGACATCCAGTGGGAAGACCAATGCTCAATGGTTTTAAGCGGGACAAAATACGAAGTTCAGCCCATGCACCATATTTACGCTGGATTCTTGCAAGACATTCGTAGTGCAATTGTAAAGAGCGGAAAGAAAAAGATTGCCTATTCTCGCCGTGTAAATGACGCCAACGGTAACGCTAAAGAAAGCTTTGTGTTTGACGTTAGAGATTTGCAAAGACTCAAGTGAACAATAAACTCAACGCAGCCGAGCGCAAGCATCTGGCGCGGGTCAAGAGCCTCCCCTGCTCCGTCTGCAACGCCCCTCCCCCTAGTAGCGCACACCATATCAATCAGGGGCAGCAATACACCACCGTGGCGCTCTGCTACGACTGCCATCAGGGTAGCTTCATGGGCTGGCATGGTCAGAAGCGGGCGTGGGCTATCCGCAAGATGGACGAGCTTGATGCCTTAAATGTAACTATCCAGCGGCTCCTGATTGATGGGATGCCGCTTGAAGAAAATAATCTACCTTTTTAAAAAAAGTTGTTGACAGGTCGTTTAAGTTCAAGTTACATTACGCCTACGGTCACTTGAGACCGGACAGCGAATAAGGAGCGACACCATGAAGAACGACCTCAACAACATCGATACCCTCGGCACACTGCTGGCTCAGATCGCAGATCTGGAAAAGCAAGCCAGCGCCATCAAGGATGACCTCAAGGATTCAGCTACCGCTCCCGGCGGCAGCAAGGTATTTGAGGGCGACCTGTTCAAAGCCACGGTTGTCGAGTCAAACCGCAGCACCATCGACTGGAAGCAGTTGTCCGCTGATCTGGGCATCGATGCCGAGACGCTTGCTAAGTACACAAAGACTGCTGCTGTCTTTGCTGTCAAAGTCACTTCACGTTAATCGGGGGAAGCATGAACTGGACATCACAACGCGACGAGGGAGGCCACGTTCACTTCCTCCCCATCACTGACGAGGTCTTTGTCAAGGTCGAGAAGTCACGGGCTGGGGATTACTTCCTGTGCGTTTACCGTGAGGGCGATCCTTGCGGTGGCGATGTGGAGTATTTTCCGACGCTGTATCAAGCCAAAAAATACGGTGCTGAGATTGCTTCCAGCGGTCAGTGGCAAGAATATTTGTTGGCATAACATTGAAGAAAAGGAGCCATCATGCAAGGTGATTTATTTGGCGATCAGGTGCTGAATCAATTGAAGTCTGATTGGCAGGATGTCATCGAGCATGATGGCGGTCACTGCCCAGTCTGTAATCGTTGGGGAAAGATCTACGGGCGCAACATCAACCGTACCATGACCATAAGCCTTATCTGGCTGGCATCCGCAGAGACTGATCAGGAGGGCTGGGTGGATGTTCCTACCAAGGCTCCACGCTGGCTAGTGCGGTCTAACCAGTTGCCCACGTTGAAGTGGTGGGGGCTGGTTGAGCGCAAGCCCAATGACAAAGATTCTACAAATAAGCATAGCGGTATGTGGAAGGTGACGGAGCGTGGTGCGCGGTTTGTGGATGGCAAAATAGCTGTGCCGAAGCGGGCTTTTACTTACAACGACGAGGTATTGGGTTTCGAGGATAACTTGGTTCTCATACATGAATGCTTTAGGAATCAATTTGATTACGAGGAAATCATGAGGATCCGGTATACCAATTTAGAATTATGAAAAAGTAGTTGACGGGCAGATCTAATTTAATTTAAAGTTACACCACTGCGATTTGCAGGACATTGAATAGGAGCGAATGATGGAAAACTTTCAAGCAATCTACGACGAGGCACTGGCTGCTGCAATTAAGGCGGAGGCGGATTACATGGCGCAATACGGCGAGCCAATGTACTGCGGCTTTGCGTGGGTCGAAATCCCAAATGGTCGCAGCAAGTTCGTAAGCTGGCTGAAGAAAAACAAGATCGGTGACAAGCACTGGAAGAAGGGCTGGCAGATCTGGAACCCGGCAGGCAACTTCACCCAGTCTATGGACATCAAGGAAGCTGGCGCATATGCTTTTGTCAAAGTTCTGCGGGCGCATGGTATTGATTGTGTGTCGGCATCCAGAGCAGATTGAGAGGGGGCGACATGAAACAATTTAAAGTCAATAAAATTACCGACGCAATTGATGACCTGTCGGTGAAAATTCAAAAGGAAGCAATGATGGAAAACGAGCAAATAGAAGCACCAGCGGTGGAAATTTCGATGTTCAACAGTGGTTGCGACTTAGTGCTTAGTCACATTGAAAGACGGGTTGTTGAGTTGGAAAGCGAAAACGAGCCGGTCGCCGACAAATACGAAAAGCTCTTGCGGTTGATTGTAAAAATGCGGGCAACGGTGAGCAGGCATACCGCACCAAATGCAGAGGAGCCATCAATTATGGTTCCAGACCAGCAGATCGTCATAGCCAGCTAACTTGGGGGCAAAACTGATCACGGGAAGCCGTGAGCGACGAACGCCCAGCTAGAGGTGGCGCGTAACGCTAGCATGGGGGGTGGGGGATGTCTCCTGCCCCACCAAAAATAATTGTTGACGAGGTCAGATAATCTAATATATAGTTACATCACTGCAATGTGCAGGACAGCGAATCAGGAGCGAATCATGAAAGTTTTCAAATTTGACCCAGCAACAGGCAAGCGTGGCGAGCAGATCTCCGAAGTGCCACGTTTCTTCGCCTACTCAAACATGGGCGGCGCTTCCTGCGTCCTGCCAAAGCATTCCAAAGATACAACATGGTCTATTGCCACTAAGGTAGAAGACCGCCAAGGCAATGAGGTTACGTTCACAGAGCCAGTCTGCTTCTGCATGGGTCAGATGACCTGCGGTACGGATACGAACTGGGAATGGATTGCTTACCTCCCAAAATAAATTAAAAATATTTGCAAAAGGGGGTTGACACCCCCTAACTGTTTAACCTAAGATTACATCACTGCACTTCGCAGGACATTGAATAAGGAGCGAATCATGAAATACGCAAACCACTGTATGTATAGCGACGTTGACCCATATGAAATCGTCCGTGTTATCAGCGACAAGACCATCGAGATCCGTCCTATGAAAGCCGAGCGCGACGATTCAGTCAAACTGGAGTTCCACGTTGGCGGCTTCTCAGCCCACTGCTCAAACCAGAACGAACAGAAGTGGATCATCACCAGCGATGAGACCGCGCCAATCAAGCGTATCCGCCTCGGTAAGCGTGGCTGGAAGGATGCCCACGGTGGTCGCTACAACCTTGCTGACAAGCCCCGCAAATTCCACGACTACAACTTCTAATTAACCCGCCCGGAGCAATCCGGGCTTTTCGGAAAACTGATCATGGAAAATACTGCACCAGTTTCTTCGCCAGAATGGGCAAAAGATGTTGATTGGAGTTATGAGCGCCGCGAGGAAGCCCGTCTGGACGCTATGTATGACGCACGTTGCGACCGGGAGGATGACGATGCTTGAGTTCTGCGATTACATCATGAGCCTGATTCGCGATAACCTACTGGCTATCGATGCCGACGAGCATAAGATGCTGCGAAGTGTTACGCGCATGAAATACGACTTGCATGAGGATGGCTCGCTGTCCAGCACGAAGAAGATTATGCATACGACTGATGACCACGGTACTCGCTACCGCATAACCGTAGAGGTAGAACGATGAATAAGTTCTTCAGGATCCTGACCTTCATCCACTTGGCTATGGTGGTGGTCTTCACCATTGTGATGCTGTATTTCCTGACCCACTACCAGCCGCCGCCTGAGCGCAGGCTGTGTGGCGTGGAGGAGATCAGCCCAGACATTACCCAGAAGGAGCGCGAGCAGTGCAGGCAGATGAGGGGGCATAAGTTATGACAGAAGACTTTAATAAGTGGTGGAACGCTGACCAAGGTTATGACGGGGTTACGAATCCTTACCGCTCTGACTCTGCCGTTTATTGGGCATGGGAAGGATGGCAAGCAGGAGTGGAAGCAGAGCGCAAAAAGTTTTGCTCAGATTTGGCGGCACTGCATGATGTGTATAGCTTGCAAAGCGTTAGCAGTATCCGCGTAAGGGGGGAAGAATGAAATGTGAACGATGCGGCGAAGTCAATTTGAAAGAGAAACTATGAGCTATATCATTGCCTCGCTGCCGCCGATCAAGTGCTTTGTCCGCAGGGAGTTCCTGTACAACCACGAGAAGGGGC